ATTCGGGAGGTTATGCGTTCAAGGTAGATCCGGACGGAAACGTGAAGATTGGCGATGAGGTTAGTGATTTCCTGCAAGTTACAGGTTCTGTGGACTTTGGCGGCGACGTAAAATCTAAAACCAGTATTACTGCCCCAATCACCCAAGACCTGGGCAGCGGAGCCAGCAGCACCTTGTCTATTAGTTCAAGTTTGATGTTTTTGGAGTTTCCAAGCAAAGGTACTTTAAATGATCCTGAACCGATAATTGAGGTTTGGTTGGTTTTATTACTTGCTTGGGAGACTTTTCTTCCAGTAAAGAGTTTGTCATCTGTATCTTCTGTTATTCTGTTAGTATGAGTCACTCTTGCAGTAAAGTTTCCAGTATTAGCAAAGTTTAAGGTCATGTTCCTAAGTTGTAGTCTTGATATAGTTTGAGGTTTCTGACCTTGCCCTACAATGATCTCACTAAACTGAAACTTAAACGTAAAAGACTGACCTACATAGATTGGATTACTGGCAGATAGAGTAAGATCTTGTGCTTGTGCTAATGATAAAGTGTTTCCAGCTTTGTCTATATATTTAAGACTAGAACCATCATCATAATATACAGTATTAAAGTTAGTTAAATTACTATCACTTGTTATTTTAACTCTTCTATCCAGTAAAATTTCATGTTCACTTGTTGTTGCTCCGACTGCTTCATCCTGTGATAATTGCACTTTCTCCAAGTAAACTTTATTACTCCTTTGTACAACCATAAATATATCATCTTGTACAAAAGTAATAGCAAGGATGTCAGCATCAAATTTCCATTGGGACCATGAGGATTGAACTTTATTTTGTCCATTCCAATAGTAGCTATAGATCCACAAGGTTTTGCTAGAATCACTATCATCAGTAATAAGACACAACATATTGTAGTTACTGCTGGCTATCATCTGTTTAACACCACCAGCAATGTATCTAGGTACATGACCAGTTACATCAGTTGCATCTTTTACTTCTGTATCTGTTTGTAAATAAAACTCTCTTATGGTACTAAATGCACCCCCTGGACTTGCAAAGAACACATATCTTCCTGCACCTACTGGAGTAGTATCTAAATCTGCTTCAAACTCTGTTGTTACATTAAGGCTAATATCAAGAGGACTAAGGAATTCTGCTGAACTAAGAATAAACTGAGTTTGATCAGAGAAGATAAGGAGGGATTCTGAGAAAGGAAGTGCGTGTTTTAAGAGAGAAACACGATTAGTGGAGACTGTTACATCAATGGGATCAGTATCAAGTAAGTTTAATACTGTAGGTCTGAACCAGTTAAGGAATTTTCCTGCTTCAGTAAATATGACACTTTCCTCAGAAAGGACACCCAACCTATTCTGATGGAAAAATATATCACTAAGAGTAGACCCGACAAAAGAAGGAAAGGGGTTAGAATCGTCATCACCAGCAACACGACTAGACCATCCAGCTTGTTTAATACTAAATGTCCCATTTGTCTCCTTTATAATCTGTAGGGGCATTGTACTAGGATCTAGACTATTCTGAAGACCAGTAGCTACTGTTTCTTCATAGATCCCTTTAGTTTCATCTGTAAGTTTTACATAAAAATCATCAGCAAATTTACTGTTATCCCCTGTGATCTTTATGATCATATCTTTAGCATCCGTAGGACCAGCACCAGGAAGTTCTGCAAACCTTAGTGTGCTATCTTTAAATGCTTGTATAAATCCGTTGGACCTTGAGTCTGTTACTCTTATTTCAAAGTCACCAGAAGTAGAAGGATTATCTGTTTTTGGTTGTGAAGATTTTATATGTATAACAGAACCAGTAACAGTTGCAGATAAATTACTAAATATTCCAGACCCTAATATATTGTCTAAATCTTCTGCTAAAGTAGCTTGTCCAAATATAGTTCCATCAGTTAATGCTTTTGCTATTTTGTCTGTAGCAATATTAGTTTCTTTAGCACCCCCTGTTGAATCAGCAGTAGTTACTTTTGCTACTTCAGTAAAACTAGATTGCCCTGCTGGTTTTATTTCTATTGTGTAAACATTAGCATAATCCCCACCCCTTACATAAACCAATGCTTCAGGGTTTCTAGCAGTAGTAACAGTTGAGCTTTTTGCTACTACTTTATTCTTATTAACCAGATAGGTGAAATCAGCTACAGTCGTAGCAGTAAAAGCAGTATTGGGATTACCATCGGTGAGATAGGTTTTAATCTCGTTAAAGGTATCCCCAGAGGTTATAACACTATCAGTTGCATCCCTAATATTTACAGTCTTAGCAGTCCCATCACTAGCATCAAATATTTTTACAAGGTCACTAGCAGTAGACCCTGTTCCAGTAAATACTGATATAAATGTTTCTGTACCTGACCTTCTAATAGGATGGATAAAAGTAGAAGAATAAGAAGTATCTGATAACTTTGCTACGTGTTGAGTTCCTGGCCTTTTCTTTAATCCTCTAACAGGGTCACTATATCCATTCTCTTGTAGATCCCCCTGCGATTTATCTTTGACTGTAGGTGCTTGTTGACTAACTCCATTCAGTAGAGAAGGAATTAGATCAGAGATTAGTGGCATTAAAGAAACCCTAGTCGTAACCTTTGAGCACCAAAATGATCCCGATTCACTACCCGATACACAGAGTATTCATCGAAAACATTGTGTCCTGCTATTTGACTTTCTGCTTCTTTTAATTCTGCAAGTGATCTAGCTTCATCTTCTTTTTCATATCCATACAGTTGTGCGTTACCTATGACTTGTTGAGAAAAACGTCTACTAGATTTAATTCCTATATACCTCTTGGCAATCTCAGGTAAATTTTCAAATTCTTCCTGAGTTACAATATCTATATAGATACTCGTATGATTATCACCTACATCGTAGGTATGATTATAGGGATCGTAGAGTTTATTAACTGTACCCACTTTCCTCTGGATCATTCTTAGGTGACTACTGGTTCCTACACAATCAATTTTAAGTGTGTTTAGGGGTAATACTACTTGCTTACTTTCCCCATCTGGAACAAATTTCTTATTATAGTCCGTATTAAACCACCAACCCTCAGATTGAGTTTCCCTATCTATCCTACCAATAATTGTTTCTGCTAATTCAGCATCAGTAAGACCAGAAGATAAAGCACTTACTGGTGACTCACCTATGCTTGCCAGCATAAGATTAACTAAGTCTAGTTTGGTTGTTGCGTTATAGGACATTAGTTAGCCTTTGGTCTTCCTTTTTTCTTAACTTGGGGTTGCTCTTGTGACTCTTTTTGTAGTCTTAATTCTTCCATTTCCCTCCATACTGATTTTGATTCACCAGCAGGGCATGGTCTATGTTGTTGCTCACGTATAGTTTTATCTAAATTAGACATAATTACTTTTATTTAAGTGAGACAGGGGGGCAAGGGCAAACCCCCCTGAGAGGTAGAGTAGCCAGAGGGAGATTATAGCTACTCTAAGGGAACATTAACTTCCGTTATCAAAACCAAGATAACAACATTCAGGACGTAGTACACCATGTCCGACAGCCATCTTTGCTACCAGTAATGTACCTTGTCTACGAATGTCATATTCGCTCTCTGTTTGAAGATTCATAAGTTGTACTGTACCTACTGCACTTTTATGAAAAGCAAGAAAACGAGTAGTAGCAAAGTTGCCACTATTGTTGGAAGTATTATTACCATAGTACACGTTATTCTCACCAGTAACGGCTGAATTAACTGTACTAGTAGGTAAATGGTTTGATACTAAAATAGTAAACCCAGCAAGCCTAGGCATATTAGCATTAGCTATATCACCTTGACCTCCATAATCTCGGTTTACTGCTTTTGTTGAATCAAGAACATCATAAAAGTCAGCAGGACTTAATACTACGTACCTGTCATCTTTAGGAATGTCCAATTCATCAAACTTCTGAGCACAATCAAAAATTCTAGCTACTTTTATGTCAGCAGTAGCATAATTGGCATCAGTAATAGCAACAGCACTTCCACCACCAGATCCACTATTAGTAATAGTAGTAGTAGTATTAGCACCAATGTGTACTAATTTAAGAAGATTTTCGTCCATTCGCTTAGACAATGCTCGTCCCATTTCTGTACTGTAGACACTACGTACATCATAGTGGGATCGTGCTTCATCTAGCTTATCAATGAACACATGGGAGACTAAAAGGTCATCAATAGTAATAACCTTTTCTGCTTGTTGAGGAAGAGTAGCACCAAGTAATTCATTTCCAGGTGTATGGTATGATGCAGTTGTCTTACCAAACACAGGAAATTGTGCAGACTTACCTGAACTAATTGATCGTTTCATAGTACGTGAAAGCATTACATTTGCTTCTTCAAAAGCAGTAATAGTTTCACCACTAAATACCTTTAAAAATAGAGCATCATCTGCATTAGCAGCGTTTATTTGTCCTATTCTATTAGGCGTTGCGGGACTGTTATCAGCCATAGTTATTTTCCTATATGATTAATGTTAAGGTACGACATTAATTACACCTTAGTCACTAATCACAACAAGTTGTCTTTCCTCAGAAAGGCTTGTTAATTACATGACATTGGAGTTCGCAAGTTTGTCGTGAACTTGCTTTCTAAAGCTGGGATCATCGGTGTACCTAGGATCTTTCATGTCCTTAGTTACTTGTGCCATTGATGTATAGGCACTCGATGAATTTGTTCTTTGACCTTGGATTAAATTTGGGGCCGATCCAGTACCCATCTGGTATCGTGCATGAAGAGAATTAACTGCAAACTTAGCAGTCTCTATATTATTTAGGTCAACATTAGCATTGAATACATTTATCTCATCTTGAGATAGATTATCTTTAGCCCAAGCAGTCATTTTATTATAAGTATCCTGACCACCAACTAAGTTATAAACAGATTGTTGTATTAGTTCTGATCTAGCTTCTTGTCCATCTATAAAATCATCTACAAAGCTTTTTGGGATACCTGCCTCTTCCAACGCTTGATACGATTCATTAGAAAGTTCACCCTCTCTCGCATATTCAGCAGAAAGAGATCCAAAGTCCAGTCCCTTAGCCTCCACATATCTTTCAGCTTCCTCCAAAAATTCCTCATTTTCATCAGAGGAAACATTATCAGATTCTTGAGATCCTTGAGATAACTTTTGTTCCAGATTTTGGTAGGCATTGGCTAAATCCTCTGGTGAATTAAATTTCTCTGGTAACCACTCTGGTCTGTCAAATTGTTCTACTACTTCTTCTCCATCAGCAAGAGAAGCCATAGCTTCATCATGACCTTCAGGTGGTTGTTCGTTTTCTTCTGGTGGTACTGATACTTGATCTACCATATATCCCTTTTATTTAGTTGTGTATTTTCGGCCTTGCCATGTAAATGTTTTCTTTCCTGCTTTTTTCTCCCTGTTATAAGTTTCTCTAAATGATTTAGCCATTTCAGAACCTTTGCGAAAGATAGGGTAGTTACCTCTAAAAGCTATTGGTTGACTATCTTTATCTTTCTGCATTCTTTTTTTAATTTCTTCTTTACTATCAAACTGAGCTTTTACATTCCTACTACCCTCTGACTTAGAGGGTGGTACTCTGGTAGGTTTCTTTGTAGGTGCTTTCTTGTTTTCTGACTTCTTAGAAGTAGAAGCACCAATACCTAAAGCACTTAATACACCCAATAACATCCCAGCTTTACCACCTTTACTTTTAATTCTAGTAGGTGCTTTTGGTGTATTAGCATCTGGTTTCCTAGTAGTTTTCTTCTTAATTCTTTCTACTACTTTTTCTCTTCGTTCACCTTTTAATGCTGGTTTGGGATCTTTGACCCCTTTCATAGGTACATATTCTACTGTGTAATGACCTGTGTTAGGTTTCCCTGCTCTTTTATCTGCAATTAACTTTTCTGCTACTGGTTTTTT